AGCGGAAGCATAGATGGCGGGTCAGTTGACACAGTTTTTGGTGGAGTAAATCCAACTGATGGAGGTAGTGTTTAATGGCAACAAGAATTCAGTTACGTCGTGGTATCTCCACCACTTGGACAGCAGATAACCCAGAGCTTGCTCAAGGTGAAGTTGGCTTTGAAACCGACACTGGCAAGTTTAAAATTGGCGACGGTATTCACCTATGGAATTCTCTTTCTTATGCAACGCTAAAGCCTAGCGAAATTACAGACGCAATTGCTGCGTCTTCTTTGGGGACAACGGACGACCTTCCAGAAGGTGTTCAAAATCTTTACTACACAGATACCCGTGTAGGGGAGTACATCTCTAATAACCACATTAATTTACAGGGTACACAGGGTGTACAAGGAACTTTTGGAACTCAAGGTGTACAAGGTACAACTGGTTCTCAAGGAACACAGGGAGTTCAAGGTACACAGGGGCTACAAGGACCACAAGGTATCCAAGGTGTCCAAGGAGTACAAGGGACACAAGGCGTTCAAGGTACACAGGGACTACAGGGGCCACAGGGTGTCCAAGGATTACAAGGAGTTCAGGGCGTACAAGGTGTTCAAGGTGTTCAAGGCGTACAGGGAGTTCAAGGAACACAAGGAACACAAGGCACCCAGGGTACACAAGGTCTACAAGGACATGGCGACCGCTACCAAACATCTTCTTCTTCAGTTCAAACTATTACAAATACTGGGGCCCTTTCTCTAACAATTGAGTCTGGACTTTCTTATTCAACAGGTCAAGATGTAGTCATTGCACATGACGCATCAAACTTGATGCATGCAAACGTATCGTCTTATAACTCATCTAACGGCGTTCTTGCAGTAAATGTTAAGGATTCAGTAGGTTCTGGTTTCTACTCATCATGGACTGTCAATCTTGATGGTGCAACAGGTATTCAAGGCGTTCAAGGCACTAAGGGTGTTCAAGGAATCCAAGGCACTCAGGGAACTCAAGGTACACAGGGCGTTCAAGGCACACAGGGCACCCAAGGTACACAGGGAACTCAAGGAGTTCAAGGAACCCTTGGTGCTCAAGGTACTGCTGGATATGTGGGTGCTGATGGCGCTCAGGGTACACAGGGTGTTCAAGGTGTACAAGGAACTCAAGGAACAGCAGGCTATGTAGGAGCCGATGGTGCTCAAGGTACCCAGGGAACTAAGGGTTCTCAAGGTGTACAAGGAACGCAAGGCACCCAAGGAACGCAAGGTACCCAAGGTACTACTGGTGCTCAAGGAGCTGTAGGTTCACAAGGAACTCAGGGAACTCAGGGTACACAAGGCGCTCAGGGCACACAGGGAACACAAGGTGTACAAGGAGTTCAGGGTGTACAGGGACTTCAGGGCGTACAGGGTCCTGCAAACATCAATAACGCTCACCTATCTGTAGCCTTAGCAACTGCCGCAGTTCTTCCTAACTCCCCTACATACACCGCTGGTTCTACAGACGCTAATGGCGGTACTGGAGTCGGCGCATACTTACAAGCAACCACTTATGGTGCGCTAGTAGTTGACGGTGTAACTGTTACATCGGTAGGCGAAAGAATCTTGGTTAAAGACCAAGCAACAACAACTCAAAACGGTATTTATACCGTAACAACAATCGGTGATGGTTCTCATTATTGGAAGCTTACTCGTGCAACTGACTACGATGACAGCAGTGCTGGTGAGGTTAGCTACGGAGACTTTGTACTTGTTGTAGCTGGAAACATGCATGCAGGACAGTCTTGGATTCAATATAACTTTGGCTCTCTTGCTGGTGGTTATATCAAGATTGATACAGACTCAATCTTGTGGACCCAAACAACTGGTACTGGTACACAGGGAGCAACTGGTGCTACTGGTGCTGGTGGTGTTCTTACTAATTCTGGCGGCTTTTATTCAACAGTTACACAAACTGCTGGAACATCAAGTTCTGGAACAGCAATTGCATTTGATTCTACCGCTATCTCACATGGAGTAACACTTACCAGCAATGGGTCAAATTTAACTAAAGTTAATCTACCAGTATCTGGTACATACAATATCTCTACAAACTTGCAAATCCAATCAACTGGCGGAAATCATACTGCTACATTTTGGCTTCGTAAGAACGGAACAACAGCGGTAACTGCTTCAGCAAGCGACATTATCGTTGGGTCTAATAACCCATTCTTAAGTACTTGGACATGGCAGGTTGATGCAACCGCAAATGATTACTACGAAGTTATGTGGTACGCAGACTCTACTAACGTACAACTTGGATACGCTGCCGCTTCAGGGTCGTATCCAGAGGCCCCATCTGCTTATATTCGTGTAAATCAAGGTGCCTATCAAGGTATCCAAGGTACTCAAGGAACCCAAGGAACTCAAGGCACACAAGGTACACAGGGAACCCAAGGCGTTCAAGGAGTCCAAGGTGTCCAAGGAACACTAGGAGCACAAGGTGCTCTTGGCACAACTGGAGCCCAAGGAACAACTGGTGCTCAGGGAGTACAGGGTACACAAGGCACACAGGGAGTTCAAGGAACTCTCGGTGCTCAAGGTTCACAGGGAACAACAGGTTCACAAGGAACTCTTGGCTCACAAGGTGCTACTGGCGCACAGGGTGCAACAGGAGCACAAGGTACAACGGGTGCTCAAGGTACCCAGGGAACCCAGGGCGTCCAAGGTGTACAAGGTACAACAGGCGCTCAAGGAGCACAGGGAACTCAAGGCATACAAGGTGTCCAAGGAATCCAAGGAACACAGGGCGTACAAGGTACGCAAGGTGTTCAAGGACAACAAGGTGACAAGTATGCAACTACTTCCACTACGTCCTTCACACTAGCAAGTAGCGGAGCAAGCCAATCAATTACCGTGGCCTCTTCCACCCTTGCATACTCAATCGGCCAAGATATTATTGTTGCTTACGATGGTAACAACATCCAATACGGAAAAGTTGTTTCTTACTCAAGCACAACTCTTACTTTTACCAAGCTTACCGCTATCGGTTCTGGAACATACGCAACATGGACAGTTAATCTTGATGGTGCTGTTGGTATCCAAGGAGCACAGGGAACTCAGGGAACCACAGGAGCTCAGGGTACTCAAGGAGTCCAGGGCACACAGGGAACACAAGGTGTACAAGGAGTTCAGGGAACTCAAGGTGTTCAGAGCATTGCAACCCAAGGAACACAAGGAACTCAAGGTGTTCAGGGAACGCAGGGTGTCCAAGGTACGACTGGTGCTCAAGGTACGCAAGGTACACAGGGTGTTCAGGGAGTTCAAGGTCTTATCGGAACAATTGGAGCAGACCCTACAGTAACAATTCTACTCTTTGGTGGAATGTAGCTAGTTTAGTAGTTCTGTACTGCCTCTGTGTATTTGGCTAACATTTGCTGCGCCCTGTAAAAACTTGATAGGTATGTACTTATCGGGCTTTACTGTATATGTAGAAAACTGCGCCTGATTCTCTTCTTGCTTCATCCTGAAGTTAAAGATATACCAATCTACAGGGGCAGTTATTCCTTGTGATTCAACATCTGCAATAGCTTTTTCTGCGCCCCTACGACTTACTGCGTATCCAGCACAGGACCACTGTTGATATGAGCGGCAGATATTCTCATCACCCATATCATGCAGTTGTGGGTTGTAAGCAAAGAATGAGTCATTAGGGACAAAAAATGAGAAGAAGTCCCATACAGGCATGAGCTCATCCAGGTACTTCTCAGCAATAAACTTAAAGTTTTTGCTCAATACAATGTCGTCTTCAAAGATAATAAGAGTGTCGTAATCGCTCTCTAGGAACCTTTTCCAAGCCTTATAGTTGCTAGCCCAGACCCCAACTACACCAGCACTAGGTGGGAAGGTCTCCCCTGGCTGACAGTAATCCTCAACAGTATTAACCTTAAACTCAGGGTGTAGATTAATAAAGTTCTCTACTTTATCTGCGGTATTAAGATACATAGTGGGAGAACCAAGGCGCGGTAAAAAGGACATACTGTTTAAAATGCCATCGTAAGATTTGTTACGAAGGGTGTTTCCAGTATCTACGTGAAAGACTTCAAAGCATGCGTTCTCTAGCATTTAACAAACCACATCTGATAGCCATCTTCTAGGCACTTCATTTCGCCCTCGCATACCTGCATAAAGGCATTAACTCCACGCATAGGCTCTAAGAAAGGCTTACCGCCCTCTGCCCACAGGTAATCATCAAAGGCAATGACTCCACCAGGCTCTAGTACCTTAAAGGCGTTGAGGCCATCTAAGGCTGTTTGAAGGGCGGTGTGGCTTCCATCTATATAGATGAAGTTAAATGTCTTTTTGTTTGTGTTGAAGAACTCATCGCTCGTCATCTTATGCTTAATAACTTTAGAGTTATTTGAGAAGCGAGAGTCGTAGTAGCCCTCTACAGAAGTAAAGTCAAGAGATTCATGCTGCTCTTCTTCACTACCTTCCCATGTATCCACGTCATCTATGGTTACGATATCCCTGTTAATTAAGAGCCACTCTGTAGCATCTCCTGTATAGGTGCCAATTTGGAGAGCACGTAAAGGGACTTGGGGGCATTTTCTATCAAAGTATGGAGAAACATTCTGAAACCAATTAGGAAACATTAGAACAACTTAAGGTTATTAAGGCACCCGTTAACATACTCAGGTGACATCTCATAGTTATCTAGCAGGTGGTCAAAGAGAGCCTTGCTCTCTTCTTTACGACCAAGCCACCAGCCACATACAGCTTTCTCAAAGAGCAAGCAATACATGCCGTTATATTCAACATAGGATGGGAGCGGATTGTTGTAGTCAGCTAGATGATTGGCTAATCCAAGCTCAGCAAAGGTAGCTGACCTCTGCCACTCTTTATTGCGCTCATGGATTCTAGAGAGATGGAAATACGCCTCTGGTCTTCCAGGGAGCAGAGAGACTGCTTGTAGAAGGGTTTGATAGACAGTGGAGCTTCTACTTCCTTGTTTAGAAAAACATAGGGCCATCTTTATCAAAGAGGTATAGGCAAGCAAAGTATGGGTCTGATAACCACGGTCAGCGGCTCTTAGGTAGAAGCCAGCTGCCGATGAGTATTGGCCTTGGTCATAATAAGCATTAGCAAGGGCAAAGTTCTTTTCAGGATTATAGGAGTCAAAGGCAACATCTACTGCCAAATCTTTAACGGACATATGTCTTAGCCTCCTCAATAAGGTCGTTAACAACGTTCTGTGGTACCTCAAGGACAAAGGCCGAATTATCTT